CATATAAGGCGTTAGAAGTTGACTGGCCCCACATTAGTTGATAAGGCTAAATTGGACCGTTTACCGTCTGGCACACAGGATTAGTCCTTGTGCTCGAGTTCTTTTAACTTACTAATCAGTGCTTTGTAATCTGCGTGATTTTCATCAAACAGATTCTTAACAACTGATATGTAAGCTTTAAGGATTGCTGACTCAGCTAAGCAAATACTTGTTGAGGAACGCATCGTAAACACCCCTTTAGTTAATGAGTACTTTGATAGACCTTCTTGAAATAAGAAGTCATCAGATTGATCTGGATCCCAGTAGTTCATTAAGAACTCCAGAGATAGATCGATCTGTCTATTTAGTACCATTACTAGAGGGTTTGACCAGTTTAGAACTGTCGATAATGTTTCCTTAAGGAAGTCTGCTGTCGGTTTGTCCACCCTTGCCTTCTTAATCTTATCAGAAACGAAGCCATTAAGTCTAGCATTGACTTTATAAGCTTCTTTCTGAAAGGTTAAGAGATCTCTTTCGACCAAGTTCTTCTTTGCTAATAAGTATACCAAGTTAATGATATGCTTATCCTTATTATCAATAAGGACGCTAGGAAGAGGAGTACCCAAGAAGGCCTCTGTACTAACAAGTATAGAGTCTTCTTGCATACCCTTGGGACCCTTTTTAAAGGTTCTCACTTGAGCGAACAAATTATAGAGTTTTATCATTGAAGCAGTTTTATTAATAATAAAATGCTTTCCTGCTAGAGCTCTAACAATTTGCGAGATCAGGACTGGATGCCCTTCCAATGGAAGTGTCCATCCATGGCTTGACTGGTTGTCAAGGAAATTAATAAGTAATGGATAGCTTTTCCATACACTTAATAATCCTGAGACAGCAAATCCTGTAACCTCTTCACCTCGGAAGAACCATCTCTTAGCGAATTCGAACCCATCTTTCGATGTGTGCGTTTTCTCTTCAGAGTATGGCATTCCAAGTGTAGAAATTAAGGATTTGTACTCACTTGCAACCAGGTCATCGTCTATACGCAGATCATCACCCAAGAGAACATACGATCTGAACGGCACTCGCGAGTTAACTCTCGTGATTCCCGCTCTTATCGCTGCCACTTGGACAATGATGTGATGCGTTAGGGCCATGACAGGCCAGGATGAATAAGCTCCCATCGGTTGGCCGGCTCCGTACACTACTGGTTGAGAATGTTTAGTTTTCAAGTCAGTAAAGATGAACGGTAAGCCTACCAGAATAGTATACCAAGACCGACACTTCTCAGCAGAACCATAGAGATGTTCAACCAACCTACATTGTAGGGCGATTGGCATTCTATCAGTTGCTGCGGAAAGGTCGATACTATGGTAACTATTGTTATCTGGTAGAGTCGGCAGGACATTGTGAGAGAATGCATCTTGATTAAAAGTCATATCAGTTGGGATCCTTCGTAATAACTTATTACAAGTTAAATGAAGAGGTCTCAAGGCTGATTGTGACCAATAATCAAGGAGTGCAATAACTCTTACTTTGTCCTCCTTATCAGGGAAGTAAGAAAGCTTTCTTAGAGAAGTACTTCTAGTTGGGAATAGAGTAATCCACCATTTACTAATAGAGAAGAATCCAGAGGTTCCTTTTGGCTTAATAGCTTCTAGGATGTCAAGAGCTTCAACATTACTTTCAATAAATTCACTTAGGCTCCTTCCCCCTAGGACTTCGATAGACGTCCTTAGGAATCTGGGAAGAAGTGTAAGTTCATTTAATGAAGTAAGTAAAGCCTGACCCTGTGGACCTTTTTTAGTAGTCATATGGGGCACTGCCCATTCACCAACACACCCTTTAACCAATTTTAGTTTACTAAATGCCGAAAGAAGTTCTGGCTCTGATATACAATCATAACCAGTCGTCTTATCGGTGATAGTATCTAATTTGGGTACTCCACCTAGGGAGAACGCCCGCGTTAACATTAGCAATGTTAAGCAGCTTCTTATCCCTTTTGGAGTTGTGTGAAGATGTTTTAAGAAGGATAGCTGTTTAGGCCATCCATCTACATCAACACCAGGTGCGGTTAATAATGGATTACCGAGGATGAACCTCATGATCTGGTTTCGTTTAGTTTTAACTTCACGGACCATTTCAAGGGCACCTCGGCTCATTAATAACCGAAGAAGGAATCTAAGATAGTTTCTTACAATATCTGAAGAAGTCGAAGCATCAAGAACATTATACTGTACTAAGATAATTTGTGCCGTTCGGCACAGACGCCTTAGTAGCGACTTTTGTCGTTGCAGTATTTTGTTGTTTGTAGCTTTTGATTTCAAAAGGTACGACTGCCCGCTTACTCTCGCCCATTTTGGGCGGGGGGCTAGCCCTCCGAGATGGTGGAGCAACGACGTTCCGTGCGACAAGCACGCGGACAGTCACATCTAACATTGATAACCCAGCTTAGAAACTGGATGTCACCGTTAGACTCTACCATAGGACTTATTTTGACCCACTTTGCTTATGGGTAAATGCCCATGGTACAGTGTATACCAACGGAAGGAGTTACGCTTACTCTGTT